GTTGTTAGCTACCCACATTCTGAATAGTTCAACGTTTTCTTTAATGTGATTTAAGTTTTCTGTTTTCATTTTAATTGGTTTTTAAGTTTAATTCTTGCATTCTCGTAAGCTTTCTTTAAGCTACTCCGATTAATTTTAGTTCGTTGCTCCATTCTATATAATGGTTCGATTTGAGCCATTACAAATACTTCAATATCGTGATCCTGGTTTAGTAATCCATCAAAGATACAATTTTTTATTTTATCAATTAATATTTCATCTATTTGAAAATACTCCTCATCCACTTGTTTAAAATCTAATATCTCAAAGTTAGCTGCTTCAAATAAATTAGAAGTATTACCATCTATGTGGAATAGCTTTTGAGTCCGATGACGAAACAAGTCTTTAATTATTAATAACCCTAAACAATTTAATTTATTTGCTTTGTGATAACGTTCTATTTGTTCGGGATTTGAGTTACTTAATTTTATATAAAGTTCGTGTAATAAATCTTCAGCCAAGTAACGGCCATTGTAATAACGCTTACATACACTTTTGTAGTAAGTATAGTTATCCGAGAAGTGTTTATCGATTATTGTTTTGATTGACAAATGTAATATAACTAATTTTATTTTGCAACTATCAATATTATTTTGTAAATTTGCAATATGAAAGATTTATTATCAGTTAGCGAGTTCGCAACCTTACATTCAGTAAGCCACCAAGCCATTTACTATAAATTAAAAACTAATCAAATAAAATATATTATGATTGGTAAAACAAAATTTATAGAGAAAACATCAAAATATAAACGCAGAGCAAAAAATAATTGCTTTGATAATCAAATAGTTACATATAAAAGTAAAAATAAACATTAAATTATTTTGCATATATTAAAAATAAATTTACCTTTACAATATATTAATAACTTAAAACAAAAAGAAATCATGAAAAATTTAAACGAAACAAGAATGTCAGCACTAAGGGTGATAAATAACATCATCACTTTAAAAGCAAATGTCTCAAATGGTTGTTATTCAGATCAAGCAGAACTAACAATACAGATGTTACGTTTAGAACAAATAAAAAATTGGGCCATTCAAAATGACCAGTTGCAGGAAATAAGACATTATTTTGCTTCTAAAAACTTTGGTCAAAACAATCAATTTGCAGCAATAGAAATATCTAAATATTTTAACTAACCCCAAAAAAAAAGAAATCATGAAAAAATTTAAAATTGAATTCCTGGATTGCGATAAATGTATTGCTTTCACAAAATTAACCAAGTGGGAAACCATAGCAGATTGCAGACTTTATGCTTATGTAGTTATGATGAACAATGTTACTACAATTCAAACCTTTAATATCTCTGCTGTATGAATATAGATATTAGAGCATCAAACGTTGTTTATATAACAATAGGCGAATACACTTATTACATAGATGATAGTACAGGAGAACAAATAATTGAAGTTTATCCTACTCACGACTTTTAAATAATTAACCCCTAAAAAAAACAAATCATGAAAATCGAAATCAAATCCACCAAAGAATTTATTGAGGTTGTAGATATTCAACTTCCTAAATTTAGAAAGTCTTTAATTTTTTATTACAAAATCTTCAGCGAAGATAAATGTATAATGTTAGAAACTGGAACAACCCCCTCAATTAGTTTATGCCCTATATCAAGAGCTTATTATTCCGATACGATACAAGATTGTTCAGAAGCTGATTACATGGCAGTTTATCACGACACTTTAAAAACTATCCTAGATGAAAAACACGAGCTGTAATCAAGTATGGTGCATGGCACGTTACTGCTATGCTGTTAATTGGTGGAATAATAAAGGACACTTTAACAAAGAACTTTATGAACGTTTCTTAACCATCCGATATGCCGACTGAAATCTTTATAAGTAAATCAATGATGTTTGTCGACTTAGACATAGACCAACTTAACCGACTGCAAATGTTTAACGATCGCCTTAAATCACATATTGATGACCTACCAAGAAATTCAACTGGCAAACGTGCTCGGTATTTTGAACAAGTAAAAGTTATGGAATTATTTATTCAACAAAACTTAAAAAAATTTATATGAAAAAAGAAATAGCAGAATCCTACGAGAAAATATTTAAACTAGAAAGTTTGATATTAGAACAAGCTGCTCAGGGCCAAACAACTTGCGGACTTGAAATGCAAATGAGAATAGAAACAAGCAATTATTTACGTTTAACCAACTCAATACTTAGATATGATGTACGACTTAGACCCTGAAGATTACACCAGCGGAAGCTACAATCAATGCTGGCTAACTGAACACTGGTATCCTAATGAGTTATTAGTATTAGATATTAATTACCCTGAGCATCGTTATATCTTTAAAGATGAAGCAATCCGATACGTGGAGCTTATATCTAAAGAGAATGATTTTACCGATGAGGAAAAACTAAACTACTTGTTAGACATTTTAGAACAAAAAATATAAACCAATAAACCCAAATAAATCATGAGTAAAATTATCGCAGCATCGATTGATCTAACAAAGTTAGATAAGTCAAGAATTAAACCAGGTAAAAATGGAGCCGAGTATTATGACATTAGTATCATTTTAAACGACCAACCTAATCAGTATGGACAAGACACCTCCATAACTACAGGACAAACAAAAGAAGAACGAGCTGCCAAAGTTAAGGCAAGCTACATCGGTAACGGAAAAACCGTTTACGATTCAAACAACACACCATTCTAAAACCCCAAAAAGAAATCATGAAAACTCCAAACCTCAATTCAAAGTTATTACAATTTCAATCTAAAGTAAATGCTATTAAGAAGGATGGTAAGAACCCACATTTTAAAAGCTCATATACTACTTTAAACGACATCTTAGCAGAAGTTAAGCCATTGCTATCAGAACTTGGTTTAATCATCTTACAGCCAATTAATCATGATCTAGTTACAACTGTTATTACTTGTGCTGAAACAGGAGAATCAGTTAGCAGTTCGATAAGTATGCCTAGCGGTTTAAATCCACAACAACTTGGTTCTGCAGTTACTTATTTTAGAAGATATAATATTAGTTCGTTATTAGCTTTAGAATCAACTGATGATGATGGGAACGATGCCAGTGTAAAACCTAAGCAAGAAAGTAAACCAATGCTTACCCCCGAAACTTTAAAGAAAATGATTACAGCCATACAGGAAGGTAAGTCCGATAAAGTAAAGGAAGCAATGGATAACTATACAATTAGCGGTCCACAATCTAATGTTCTTAAACTTGCATTGATAAATGTTTAACGATTTAAAATTCAGAGCATCGGCTATTGGTCAAATCATGACTAATGGCCGAGCTAAAAACGAAATGGGTGAGACCTGTAAATCGTATTTAAAGAATTTGTTTATCGAAAAAACTTATGGTATAAGAAAGGAATTTACTAATAAATATGTAGAGAAAGGATTAGAAGTTGAAGATATTGCTATTAGTACCTATTCAGTTTTTAAAGGTGGATTTTACACTAAGAACGAACAATGGTACACAAATGAGTTTTTAAGTGGAACTCCTGACATCGTATCGGACAATGTAATTGATATTAAAAGTAGCTGGGACATTTATACATTCCCACATTTCGATACCGAAATACCAACAAAAGGATACTTTTATCAGTTGCAAGCGTACATGGAATTAACAGGATTAGAAGATGCTTGTTTGGCTTATGTATTAATTGACACCCCTACCCAATTAGTTGAAGATGAAAAAAGAAGATTAAGCTGGAAGATGGGAATGATTGATAGTGAAAACCCTGAATACTTATTAGCTGTAGAAGAAATTGAACGCAATCACAGTTACAATCATATTCCGATAGCCAAAAGAATAAAAGAATTTCACATTAAAAAAGATAATCAAGTAATCGAATCAATGTATGCGAGGATAAAAGAATGTAGAACCTACTTAAATAATTTATAAATGAAAGCAATAGACAAAGCAATAGACAAAGCAACTAAATATGAATTAAAAGAATTAAATAAACAATTTGATTTTTTGTGTAAAAATTATATTATTGATTGGATTGATAATAATAAAGAACCTAAAAAAACAAATTTTTATAATTGTAAAATACAAAGTAAAGATTGGGTTCATGAACAAACATTTGATTTAAATAATATAGATGATTTAAGAATGTATTATTTTTATTGTTCAGGTGTTCTTTTTCAAAATGGTTTTTATTATAATCATAAATATACTGAATATGATTTTGTTAATCAAATTGATAGAATGTCGGAAGTATTAATAGAATTTATGAACGTTTGTGATTTTAAAAATGGATTAATAGAAGTTGCAAGTAATGCTATTGAGCATGATTATATAATGGAACAAGAACATAACGAACATAATTAATTAATATGAAAATTATACTTAAACAATGTAAGCAATGTGGTGAGGTGTTTAAACCATTCAATACCTTGCAACCTGTTTGTTCGGCTATCTGTGCCTTAGAATTTAATTCTAAAAAGGAAGTAGATAAAAGATTTAAAGTGATGAAATCAGATAGCCGAAGTTTAATTGAATTAAGAAATTTAGCAAGAGTAAGTTTTCAAATATATATTCGTCAACGTGATGAAAATTTACCATGTATTAGTTGTGATAAAACTTATGCTAAGTGGGATGCTGGTCATTATTTAAAAGCTGAAATTTACACTAAACTAATATTTAACGAAGATAATGTTCACAAACAATGTTCTTATTGCAACCTACAATTAGCTGGTAATCTTATCGAATATCGCAAAGGATTAGTAAAGAAAATAGGAATAAATAGAGTTCAGGAACTTGAAGATATGGCTGATTCGTCAAGAAGTTATAAATTTACAAAGGAGGAATTAATTACCTTAGCAAAAAATTATAAATTTAAAATAAAAAAATAATGAGAAATGAATTTGTAAGTAATTTAATTAAATCCTATCTGACTAAGTTTGCAAAGCTACCTTCTTTGACTTTGGCTAAAAAAATCTATGCAGAAAATAATAAACAGTTTACTAGTGTTGATGCTGTTAGAAGTTGTTTAAGATATTATCGTGGACAAAAAGGTGAGAAAACTAAATCACAATTAGCAAGTAGGGAGTTCTTAGATCAAGCTATTGAGTTTAAAATGCCTGAATCTTATGCAGAAACTTTTGAACCATACGAAATAAGTCAGTCAAAAACTTTAATCATATCGGACTTACATATTCCCTACCAGGATAACGATTCAATTCAAAAGGCAATAAATTATGGTAAAGAGAAAAAAGTAAATTGTATTTTAATCAATGGTGATGTTTTAGACTTTGCAGGAATAAGCCGACATGAGAAAGACTGGAGACAAAGAAGTGTGCATGAGGAATTTGAAGCTACACGTGTATTTTTAAATTCGTTACGTGAGCATTTTCCGAAAGCTAAAATAGTTTTTAAATACGGGAACCATGATGAAAGATTTGAAAAATACTTATTCTTAAAAGCACCCGAGATATTTGATTGTACTGATTTTCAACTTGAAGTTTTATTGAAACTTGGCGAATTAAAGATTGAAGTAGTAAAAGAAAAAAGACCTATTCGTATTGGTAAACTAACTGTATTACATGGACATGAATTATTTGGTGGAAGCGGCGGAGTTAATCCAGCTAGGGGAACGTTTTTAAAAACTTTAGAGAATGTGGTTGTTGGCCATTATCATAAGACATCAAGTAATACTGAAGCTTCTATGTATGGTGATGTATTCAGCGTTCATTCTGTTGGTTGTTTGTGTGGTAAAACTCCTTACTATATGCCTATAAATAAATGGAATACTGGCTTTGCCTATTGCGAATTAGAAATTAAAACAGGTAATTATACTTTTTACAATTTAAAAATTATTAACGGAAAAATATATTAAAACCTAATTTTAACACATCATTAAAACCTAATTTAAACACAATGGATATTACTAAATGCAAAGGTGAAGGTTGTCCGATAAAAGAAAGTTGCAAAAGGTTTACAGCCAAGGAATCAATGATGCAATCATATTTTGTAGAGCCACCTTTTAAGGATAATAAATGTGATATGTACTGGGGTGAAAATGCTGAATCTATATTTAATCATTTAAAAGAAATAACAAATAAAAAAAACTAATTATGACAGGATTAAGACACGCACTCAAAGAATATTTCATGGTTCATCAGATAAAAGGTAGTAACCCGATATTAGCATTTGATAACTTAAAGCAACAATATGTTGTATTTTGGTACTTCAAAAAAAATACTATAATTAATCTTGGATATGAAATAATTTTATAGTATATTTGCAATAGTTATGGTTTGTGCGAACCTTTTAATAACTACTTATTTAGCCTATTGCTGGCGGAGCGCACACTCCAAAAGCATTAGGCTTTTTTAATTTAATTATGGCTAAACTAGGTTATACATGGTATCCAAAGGATTGGGGCAATTCAGATAGTGTTTTTGAGTTATCATTAAGTGAACGTGGATTGTATAGAGAATTTATTGATTTCGCAATGTTAAATGATAATAAAACTGAAATAAAAAAAGATGTTTGGCTTCGTAAATTTTCAGTTTCGATAAATGAATTAAATTTGATTTTAGATAAATTATTGCTATTAAATCTTATTGAAATTAAAGAAAATATTTTATTCATTCCAAGTTGCGAAAGTCGTTTAAACTTAGTACGTGGAGGTAGTATTGGAGGTAAAAAAAGTAAGCCTATACCGAAGCCTATAGTGAAGCCTATGCCGAAGCCTATAGCGAAGCAAAGAGAAATAGAAAGTGAAATAGAAAGTGAAATAGAAACTAAAATAGAAAATAAAGTAAATATAAATTCAATACAAAGTTATTTTAAAGAATTACCAACCTCAACTAATTTTGAATTAATTGCTATTGCTTTAAATATTCCAAAAGATAAATTAACTTTAAAAATTGCAGACTTTAAAAAAACATCTAAAATTGATTATCTTAACTTTAACGAATTTTGCAATCACTTTAAGAACTGGGCCAATAAAAATAATTCATCTAACCTAAAACTAAAAACTTTATTCAAATGATTCCAGCAAACACAAAATTAGAAGGTCAATTCCTCGGAGGATTATTAATTAATAATAGTGAATTTAAATACATTCAAGAACTTTTTCACGAAGAACTGTTTTATGATGAAAAAAACCAATTAATTGCTAAAGCTATTTTAAGCTTAAATAACGCATCTAAAACTATCGACCTTATAAATGTATCAAACGAGTTAGAAAGTACGCTTAAAATCAATCCTATTAGCTTTTACGACCTATCCTTGCTTACTAATGATGCTATCCTAAATAGGTTTGATGAGAAAATACTAATTTTAAGCGAATTTTACATTAAAAGAAAAATGATGTATAAGCTTGCAGACTTGTTAGAAAAAACCCAAGAATCAACATCAGATGTATTTGAACTTTTAGCTGATAACGAAAAAAATACAAATGAGATATTTAATAAGATTTCTATTAGTAAAACTTTTACAGCTTTAGATTGTGCTATCGAAATGGACCAACACTTAGATAAAATTGACAAGTTAACAGATGGGGAGTTAATCGGTTGTGATACTGGCTTTATCGAACTTAATAAACTTACTTCAGGTTGGCAGAACTCCGATTTAATTATATTAGCAGCAAGGCCAGGAATGGGCAAAACTTCTTTAATGCTTAAGTTTGTTAATTCGGTTTTAAATCAAAACAAGTCGGTATTGGTGTTTAGTTTAGAAATGTCAAAACTTCAACTATATGCGAGGATGTGTTCACAAATTACAAGCATTCCACTTTATAAATTTTTAAAAGAAAAAATGAATCCTTATGAGAAGGAACTTTATAAAAATGAAACCTTTAAGTTATCGAACTCACAATTATTTATTGAAGACAAAAGCGGAATAAGTATAAATTTTATTAAAGTTAAGGCCCGAAAATTAAAGAGAGATAAAGATATTAGCATGATAGTTATTGACTACATTGGACTTATTGACAAAGGTAATAATAACAAAAGTACCAACGATCAAGTTGCTGAAATATCGGGAGCATTAAAAGGATTGGCAAAAGAACTAAACATACCAATTATTTTATTAAGTCAGTTAAGTAGGGAGGTTGAAAAGCTAAATGATAAACGACCAATGCTATCACATTTAAGGGATTCGGGAGCAATAGAACAGGATGCTGATATGGTTATGTTTATTTATCGACCTGAGTATTATGGCATAATGGATGATGGAGCTGGAAACTCAACTATTGGTAAGGCAGAATTGATTGTTGCTAAACATAGGAATGGAGCATTAAGCGATATAATTGTTAACTTTAATGGAAATTGTACAAACTTTTATTAACGGTTCTGGTATTGCCGAAGGCAGGGATTTAGAAGCAGAATGTTTCAACCTTGCACAAATGCCCAATAGAAGTACAAATGATTAATTAACCGAGAATGCCCTGCTTTTGGAAATACCTTGTTAGGTGCAGTGCTTCTCACAAATTCAAATAAAATGAAAATAGCAGTAACAGTAACAGTTTGCCATCAAATAGGAATGGAAACTTGGCAAGACTTTCACACCACGAAAGTGTTTGAAGAAAATTCAACTATCAAAGAAATAGATGAATGGATAAAGTCCATTGATAAAAATGCAAGTTTTTCAAATGCTAAAATTTCGTTGTGTGTCGAATAGCATTGCACCTAACGGACGATGCTTTACGTTCGGTTTGCGAAGCGTGGCATTGAGGGATGGGCAAACTGACGTTAAAGCATTTGTTATACTCTCGTTCTTTTTCTTCTTTTTTTGTGCGTGGGCTGTATTTTAACCTTTTTAACTAAAAACAATCTCTTTGAATATCAAGCAGTTATGAACTATTTAAAAAATAAATGCAAAAGTATAGCGTATATCTCAAATACTTGGTGTATATTTGCTGTATGAAAAAACTAATAGATTTCAATAAGGACTTTGAAGGTGTGAAAGTAGTTGTCAATTCTATTGAGGAATTTGAGCAACTGAAAACCGAAAATCCAAATTCTGATTTTGGGGCATTTGAAGTTTACCCAAACTTTCGTGAAAAGCGTAAATCAAACAAGCCGTATGTTTTCAATATTGACAACTGCAAAGAAGCGATTGAAGTAGTCGCTGAAACTGAAAAGGCATATAAAATTCAAGTGTCGCATATCAGCAGACACATTAACGGCAGACCAGATGAAAGACATTTTAAATGGGTTGCGAAAAGTTTGTGCGAAAAAATCAACGGAATACTTTACTATCCAAAATTCATCTAATGAAAAAAGCAAAGAACATACATTTGACTGATGCAACTATAAAAGCGTTATCAATACAGGCAATAGAAAACGGAACTAACTTTAAGAACTATGTAGAAAGTTTGCTTGAAGCGTGGGCAGGGGAGAAAAAAAAGAAGAAAAAGAATGGAGTATAACTACTTGATAAAACTAATAAATGTAACTCAAATATGAAGCAACTAACTAAAAGCAAAACAATTAGATTTACTGAAACGCAAATGAATAGTTTAAACATTTTACAAAATTATGGAGTTAATATAAATCAATTTGTTAGATTAGCAATTAAAGAAAAATTACAAAAAGACTGGAAATTAATTAAAGAAAAAAAAGAAAAAATTAAATATCCTTTTTAATGAATAAGAAAATTAAAGTTAAATATTTAAAATTAGGTAGGGAGAATATTTGGGGACTTGCTCATTGCGGACTTAATCTTATCGAACTTGATATTAGATTGAAAGGCAAAAAGCATTTAGAAATATTAACTCATGAAAGTTTACACATATTACTTCCTGAACTGGAAGAAGATGACATCGTAAAGTTGAGCGTAATTTTAACAAAAACTTTATGGTCGGAAGGATATCGGAAAATAGATAATAACAATGATATGCAATTACAAGATGGAAGTAAGTAACATTATCCACAAAAATTAACTTAATGTAGAAATTAACCAACAAATAAAAATATGAATTACGAAAAATTTAAACAAATTATTGATTTGCAAATAGCTCACAATAAAAGAGTAGATGAACTTTACAAACTAAAAATTGATATAGTAGAGTTCTTTGATGAAATTACTAGAGTTACTGACATTCTTTGGACTGAAATATTAACCGATAATGGCGATTATCATTTATGTTATTATTTATACGAAATGAATGGTATTAATGGCACTCCAGCTTTAAACGAAGAATATAAAGATATAAAAGAGCTGTATGATTATTTAATAGAAAATAAAGGATTCAAATGAATGTAACCGATTTTAACAAAGTTATTGAAAAAAGAATTGATTTGATTAAGTTAATTATGTTATCGAAAGGCAAAGAATATTCTACTGATTCCGATAAATTTCATAATTTTAAGCAGTCAGTAGGGATTAGCTTTCATAAATGCCCCGAGAAAATAGCGTGGGAATTTGCTGTTAAACATTTTCAATCCATTAAAGATACTTTAGATGCTGTTGATAATGGAGCTGTAAACTATACTGATAAATATATTGAAGAGAAAATAGGGGATGCAATTAATTATCTTATTCTTATTGAAGGGATGCTTAAAGAACGTTTACTTGACTAATGCAAAAACTAAACAGGATACTCCGAAAATAATACTAATGCCTTTTAAACGCTTTTGTTTCTTTACTTCCAAGTTTAAACCTTTGATTTGAATAGTTAGTGATTTGTTTTCTTCGTCTTTATACTTGATTATAGTTACTTGGTTTCCGATAATAGATTGTAACTTATCTTCGTTTTTTTTATATAAATTAACCTGATTAGCTTTGAAAATTAGTTGTTGCTGACATAATGAATCCGATAAGTAATATGCTTCAGCTTTATGATATTGCTTTGCTAAAAACTTAGCCTTATCGGAGCTAAAACAAATTAAAGTATCTTTGTTATTTATAATTAATTTTTGAGAATATGCTGTCAAATTCAGCAACAAGGTTATTATTATTAAGCGTATCAATTTCATTTACTTTGGTTTTATATTTTATTATTACTGTTTGTTTTTGGTGGCCTATATAACTTATTTCTTCTTCGTAATGCTCAATCTCAATATTGTGATACTTGATTTCTGAATACAAACTATCATTTATTTTATTTAAACTATCAACTTCTATTTTATAATTTCGTATTATTCCTAATTCGTTGTAAGGAGAATAAAGAAATCTTAAAATTAATAAATGAACACATAATGTTATCAAGCACAAAATAATCGATTTATTGGACACAATAAAGTTATCAGGTATATTATCTAACATAATGTGAAAAAAAACAAACCCACAAAATTATTGATACTACAAATATTATTAACGTTTTATTTTCTTTTATTTTTTTCATTTCTTTGTGCTAAATTTATCAATAGTGGTTAACCCTAAACAACCAAAAGCCAATGCAGTAACACATTCAACTAAGGTGTCCGATGGCTTTATATGTTCAGGTGTGAATTGATTAGCAAATAAAGTAGAGCATAGCATAATTGTGCAAATTATTCCGCATACTCTTTTACTAGATACGCAACCGCTTTCATCTTGTAATATTTGTTTTAAAAAGTTTTTCATTTTGTAAAGTATAATGTTGATTCCGCTTCTCTTCTTTTAACTAATCCTGGCAAAGTTCTTCCACCAGCTTTAACCCATTTCATAAACTCAGCTTTAATAGTTTCGTCATTTGGATTAGTATTTACTTTTTTTAACAATCCCGATATCTTTAAATTACCCGATCCTAAGTTATAACAAAAACTAACAAGTGCATCAAATTGATTTTGATTAATGTCATCCCTACAAAATGAATCTACTGATTTTTCGTAACCTACTATCATACTGGCTAATAAATCAGTTGCAACCGCTTCAGTTATCGGTTTATCATTCATTGTTACTTTGCTACCATTAGGATAATAAGTTGCACCAAATCCTATTGTAGGCACTTTGGCTGGGCATAAATAAGGCAATGATCTAAACCCTTCGAATTTCTTTATAAGGTCTAATCCTTTAGTTCCTGTTTTAGTTATTTTCATTTTAATTTACCCTAATTTTGTATGATAATTATTCTTTTTTACCCCTACTTTTAGTAATTTTACTTTGTAATTTTTCAATTAACATTTCAATTCGTTGCTCTAATAATTCTATTCTCTTTTTTAATTCGTTGATTTGATCTTCGTAAATTGTAATTACTTTGTTATTACCCGATGCTTTTAATTCGTTTCTACTTTTGAAATAATCCCAAACATCTTTTCCTTTGAGTACACCTATTAAGGCGACTACTATGCCAATAATAGAAACCTGGTCCATTTTAAAATTCTTTTAATAAAGTATAAGTAAAGTTAAATTTCTTTGATTCCTTAGCCAAATTTAAAATTTTTTTAAAGTCTGCGGGATTATTCAGCACTTGACAACCAGCACTCCATTTATCTATTATAGTAGATATTGATTTCTCATTCGCCCTGTGTATATTGATACCAAATAACCCCGTATCTAAAGTTTGATTTTCTTCTGCTTTATCATTTAAGTTTTTATCACGATAAACAGTTACTGGCTTGACTTGACAAAACGCTTCATACTTGCCTTGATGCATTCCTATTT